CATCTGGTCCTACGTCCGATGCTTGAATTGATTGTGCCATTACGTCCGTAATTGGAAGTTTGGGGTTATACGCGACTTGTTCAAAGTCATCGTATTTACTCCGCGCGTCTTCTTCACGATCGTGATAAGCAGAAACAAATTCTTGCTGTTGTCTCTGTAGCGCCTGTTGCTCTATCAGTTGTTGCGCTCTTTGCGTTGCCAAAGCATCGACATACGCATCGGTCGTAGCAAACTGATCTGGCGTTACTGGTGTGGCTGCTCTCGCAGGTTCCACCGTTTGCTGTTCACGTTCCCACTTTCGCTGTTCACGTTCCCATTTTCGCTGTTCTCTTGCAAGCCTTTTGCCGATGGCCGCGTCCAAATCCTCTTGGGTAAATACCTTCGGAGGTTCCTTTTGCTCACCTTCGGATACTTCTACTGCTTCCGGCGCGTCTACTACGGGTTCAGGTGCTGCCGTAGCAACCTGTTCCGGCGCGGGTGCTTCCGCTATTACTTCTTCAGACATGGCTTGATTCCTTAGAATCCCTGGCGTACCGCGCCAGTGCGGTTACTCATAAATAAATGTCAATTCCATTGTGCCAGTAGTTAACACATACAGGCCGCGGCTAAATCCAATCCCACTATCCGCGCCGCTTAACGGGTAATTTTCACTTGCTTGTGGAGTTAAAAGACTAATAATTGTTGGGTCAGACGCGCTTTGTAGCGCGGAATCATAAACTGTTACACGAGGGGTAGTCGAGGCAGAACTGCAAAATATGCCTTTTAATTTGCCAAAACCCGTTTTAATGGTGGTTTTGTTCGGCACACTGGCAGTTACGCTTAACTGATAATAATAGGCCATATTCGTTCCTATTCGTAAATGAACGTAACACCGACGGTGCCACCGATCACTACATATAGACCTTTACTAAACCAAATACCGCCGTCATCTCCCGTCAGGGGATACATTGTGTGCGGGCCTGGCACAAACTCAGCAATTATTGTGGTTGCGTTAGTGCCCGCCGTTGCTGAATCATAAACCGCAATGGTCGGCGTAGCTGACGCGGTGCTACACATAATGCCTTTGAGCTTGCCAGCACCAACTTTAATTTGCGTGGTTGCGCTAATGTTTAGGTAATTTGAGGCCATGATTTGTCCTATGCCAAAAAGCGCAGTTTGTAGAGGGTGCGTAAATAAATTTCGACGATGTTGTCAATCAATTGTTGCAGCGCGGTGTCAGTCTTGTCGCACACCTCATACCGCATCGCTTCAAGTTCCTTCAACTGGTCTTCCAAAAACTCAATGATGTTGCCGGTCTTCTTGGCTGACATCAGCGTGATTGGACCCATCAGCCCGTGCCGGCCCTGATACGCTTCGGCAAAGTCGTCGGCCGCGCCAACAATGCGGTCATAGAAGATGTTCAGCGCAACGTGTTTGGAGTAGCTGCGGGTGTTCAAATGTACCGAATGCGCCACGTCCCGCGCCAAGAACAACATACCAACGAAATCGCAGGCTTTCACTGTGGCATCCCCTGTGGTTGCGGCGTTTCTTGTGGTGGTTCCTGCATGTCTGGAGCGGCTCCACGGTTACCCATCATTGGATTGCCGGAAATAATATCTCCGGTAGCCATTGCAGCATGTAGCGTACCCATAACAATGTCGTGTATCTGATCTTCACCCATTGAATTTTGCACCGCGCTGATTCGCTTGGTTTCCGCGTCGTAGGCTTTCACCTGGCTGTCAAACTGCTTGATCTGGATGTCTTGTGCTTCCATCGACTTGCTGACGTTTTGCAGCATCCCGTGCATCTGCTGCATTTCCTGCCCCATCGCCTCGATCTGCTGCCGTGCGGCTTGCAGTTCGGGCGCGTCGTTCTCACCCGTGGACAACAGCTTGGGATCGATGGTCTTGGCAAAGCGGGCCGCCATCTCCTGCGCCCCCGGCCAGTCCATGTTCTTGATGAACAGATCCCCCGCCACCGCCCATAGCTGCGGGTTGCCTTGCAGCAACAAGGACATCGCGTCCAACGACTCCTGCCGCTTGGTCATGTAGCTCGGGCCGGTTGTCACCGCAACGTCGTAAGTCCCGACGCCGGGGTTGTAGATCTTCTTGATGACGATGCCCTGCTCGTTCTGGATCTTCTTGACCGGCATCGGCTGCGAAGGATCAATCATGGCCTGATCGGTTTCCCCGTCCACACCAATGATGCGCGCTATGCGCTGGGTGTCGTAGATCTTCGGAATCATATCAACCAACTGCCGTGTGGCGTAACGGATAGCCCGCGCCAAGTTGTCCACATAGTGGTAGGTGCCGGTGTCTGACTGCTTTTCCCGCGCCAGAATGGCTTTTCCAGACCGCTCGTTGCTGGTGGCCCCAAGACTGCTGTCGTACTGGCCTGTCGAGCTTTTAATGTCGTCGGACGCGCCCGCCTTGGCCTGCAACAGGCCGCTTGAGGCCATCGGTGGCTGCGACCGTTGTGGCAGCGGCAACGGGCCGCCCTGACCGTCCGTAACGTCTGGATTGACCTCCAGATAGGGCCAGTTGTTGATGTTGGCCGTCTTCCATTGGGTTTCGTAACCTTCAAACTGCCCGCCGTAACCGATGTATGGCGCTTTCGGAGCAAGTGCTAACATCTCTGCTTCTTGGCTAACCCAATAATTGTACATACGCTGAGCGTCTTTCGCGTTTCGCACCAGACCGCTGACGTACATCCGCCCATCTATCTCAAATTCGTTGCCTACAACACGGATAACGGGGATGTATTTACCCGCCCAGTCTTGCTCTTCCAGCACCTCAAAACCGTTGGTTTTGCACCATTTGACCCGTTTTACGTCCACATCCCGCGTCTTGATGGGTTTTAAGCCCATCATTTCGGCTTGTTTTGCCTCCGGCGAACCGACCATCGCGGTGATGCCGCCGTGGTACATGTTCAGTTTCTTGGCCTCATGCTCGATGTAAAAATACTCGGCAATCCGCACCGTGTCTTGGTTGATCCAAGCGTTTAATTGACCATCCCCGACACCGTAGGCAAGGCTAGACAAGGGTGAGGCATCGGGAAACTCGCGCTCGTACTCGTCTTTGGTGATTTCTTGGTTAATAAAGCACCATTCCGCGTCAGATCCGCACGGATCTTGGATGGTTGGGTCCATATACACGCTAAAACTGTCCCGAATACGCCCAATTCGCAGATCCTGCTCAAAGCTGTTTTCGTTGCAGTATTCGGTCAAAATGCGAAAATAACCCTCGCCAAACGTGACTTGATTGTCGCAGGCGGTGTCGTAGGCCACGTCAGCGTCGGAGATGTACTCAATATGACGCACAATCCCGTTGAATATCTCGGCCACCTCGACATCGGCCTTATCATCAGCAGGGATCACCTTGCCGCTTGGCCGATTTTGTCTTTGGTCATTCGTAACTTGCAGCACATGCTGCGGTAGCTTGTTGATGGTCAAGCAGGGTCTGGCGTTGATCGTCTGGCCCTGCACCGAGCCACGGGTTGCCAGCACATCGGCAGGCCACTGCCACTGGTTATCAGGGCTGGCAGCGCGAAAGCGCAAGTCATCCAGTTCATCTTCGCGGGAATCCGAGTAGGCGGCAATTGCCATCGTAAGGCGAGTACGCATGGTCGCCAGCATCTCGCCGTTGCCACGGTCGGACTTGGTGCCGCCGGAGGCTACCGCACCCGCTTCGTTGATGCCTGTGTCTTGATAGGCCACTATTTAGCCGCCCCATAGGATTCAACGTCTTGTTCCATAATTTTGTGCATCCGTTGTTCAGCCGCAAGAGCGTCTTTAACCGACTTGTACTCGGGGAAGGTTATGCCGCTTTTGGTTGCAAACTTCATCGCTTGCGGTACGTCCCTGACTTCACCGTACCAATACGTCGGCAGGATCATTGCGCCACCGCTTGGCGTATCTACAACAGAACCCATAAACGTAGTGGTCGAACCATCTGCGTTCTTTAACCCCGTGCCGCCGGTCAGATGGTTGCGATGATATTGCAAAGCCGCCTGTTCATTAGGCGTGAACTTTGAAATATCAACAAATTTTGGATCGGCCACTACTTGCCTTTTTTCTTCATGGCTTCACGCTTGACAGAATAACTTATTGCCACCGCTTGCTTAATTGGCTTGCCAGCGGCAACTTCGGCCTTGATGTTCTTACGAAAGGCTTGCGGCGTCTTTGATTTGACGAGGGGCATGTTACGATCCCATCCAAGAGTTGGTCACGCTGTTTGACTGAGAGTTTATGCGCCGGGCCGGCTCGCGGTACTCGCGGTGCGCGACGGGGAATGCAAAGGTCACCGCCAGCGCGTCGGCGGCGTCCGGTGAGGCCAGTCCTCGACTTCGCATCTCTTTTTTCCCCTCAAGGAAAATCGTACCACTACTGTTGGGCTTCTTCATCGGGCCTGTCAGGTCGGCCTTTAGCTGCCGGTCCTCTAAAATACTGGCAGTCTTTAGCCAATCCTTCATTCCACCCCATATTTCAGCACGTTTGTTGCCCCACATAATGGAATTCTTGGCCTTCCAGCCAAAGTTTACCCCACGCACCTTATACCGCTGCTCGTTTAGCCTGTCAAGTATGCCATATCCGAGTCCACCCTCGTCAATTACCGTCAAAGTAGGCTTGTATTCGTCAATTGCGTCGATCACCCGCCCCACGATGGTCATGGTGTCCTCACCCAAGTAGCGTTTTATCGCCACCAAGTCGCGCCCTTGACGGACCACGATAACCGTCGAGTCAGCACCGCCTCGCGCTGGGTCAATTCCCATAACCACAGGTGCGGTGGAGTCTTTGTATCTTGGTCTTTTTGCTGCATCGTCCACCAGCATCGCCGAGATGAACTGATCCTCACCCGCGCTCGGGAATTCACCATACACCTCCACCTTGGCTTGCGGACTGTCCTCGCCGTACTCCTCGATAATCTGCTCGTACACCGCCTTGTCGGTGTCCTCCACCGTTCTTGCGTCCACAGTGCGGGTGTTCCAGAACGCTCTCTTGGCATGGAAGCACTCAAAGAAGTACCCCTCGTTTCGCCGGGGGTTGCTGAAAGCAAACCAGTATCTATTCGGTGTGATCTCGGTGAAGAACCCGGCGCCCACCTCCCAGATAGGGTTGGGGATGCCGCTCGACTCATCAAAGATTAGCATCATGCCGTCCTGGTTGTGAACGCCCGCGTAGCTGTCGGGGTTCTCAGCCGACCACAGCTTGCCCTCGGCTGCCCAGTAGCGGGTGCCTTTTTTCAGATCCCGCTCGACCAACTCGCGTAGCCACTGCGCCGGCACCAGCTTGGTTGCGCTGATCTCCCACCAGTGGTTGTTGATGACCATCGCCGACCACTTGGTCAACTCAGCCCATGTCACCGAGCGCAACTGGTTCTCCGAGTTCGCGCTAATAACAACGCTCCCGCCGATGCGGGTGGTCAGCATCCACAAGACGAGCCAAGATACCAAGGCCGACTTACCGATGCCCCGGCCACTGCTAACCGCCTCTCTTAGCGTGGACATGTCCACGCGGTTCTCTTTTATATGTTGCTTGATGTCGCGCAACACCTCGCGCTGCCACTTTCTCGGACCTTTGAAGTTTGCAAGCGGGGTGTTCTTTTGGCCCCAAGGAAACGCGAAGAGGACAAACGCCTCGGGGTCATCCGCAATTGCGGGCGACCACAACTCCACCATCAGCCTTTGTTCTTCGTCTGACTGGTAGATGGGGAGTTGCATCAGTTCCTACCCATTGACAACGCGCTCCCGTGCTTGCTCAAGCGCGGCCAACACACTGATCTTCTGGTAGACGTCCACGCTGATCTCCTGCTTGGCGGTCCAGCCGTGAACGTGTTGAAGTATCGCCAGACTCGCCTTGGCGTCGCCTGCGTCGGACGCCTCGTTTAACTTTCTAGCGGTGCGGATCTCATTATCCGACTTCCCCTTCTGTGCGGCCAGTTCCGCCAATGGGTCAAGTTGGCATAATTGTCGGTACTCATTAGGCAGCAGTCCTGCGGCCAACGCCAGACTATCACCCTTCAACCCCATAGCAGCAGCACTATAGATCGCCTCCAAACGCGACTCTGTAGCGTGTACCTGTCTAACTGTTAGCGGTAACGACTTGAACATGGCGCGACTATAACACGAATGCCAATATGACAGTTATGACCAATTGGGGCCAAGGGCCGTTGGGCTGACGGGCCAAGGGCTGGGAAACATTTTTAAAAAAAAAATTGTTCACGAATGCTGCCCTGACCTGCACGGCCGGCGCTCGGCCCTCCCTCCCCCTCGAAAAATCGGCCGCTCCAAGCTCGGAGCCGGTCAGCCGGTCAGCCGGACGAGCCGGTCAGCCGGTCAGCCGGTCAGCCGGTCAGCCGGTCAGCCGGACGAGCCGGTCAGCCGGTCAGCCGGTCAGCCGGTCAGCCGGTCAGCCGGTCAGCCGGTCAGCCGGTCAGCCGGTCAGCCGGTCGATATTTATGCTGCACTGCAGCACGTTTTATTCACAATTCCATGCACAGATACTGTGAACAAACCTGTGGATGAAGCATGTATAGACCTGTGGACGAATTGAGTTATCCACCGATTTTTGGCCTGTGGATTAAATTGTGGATAAAAGGCGTCTGGTGTACTGGTGTGCAAAAAGTAAAAAACGCCTTAAAACGCCTGTAATGCAATTTGGCGGCATAGGGTGTTTGTACGCAATTTGGGGACTGTGCATAACTAATGACAATTTGTGCATATCTTTTAAGCGTGACAATTTAGACCTAGATTTAGTTTATGGTCCGTTTTGTCAATTGTCATTTGGTTTTTGGTCGCTGGAATTCGCGGCGGGCGCGCTGGCGGTCGCGCTGGCGCCCGCCGTAATTATACCCGTACTGGTATAAAATATACTTTACAGCAAAGTCAGTAGATTATTGACAATTAATACAATCGTTGCCCAACCGCCGTCCGGCTCATAGGGCAGGACCGTCACAAACTGTTTTGCAGCACATGACACATATATAACTATTTTTTGCACAAGCTATTGACTTGTCCAAATTGTCATGATATTTTAGGCGTCCGAACAGACCAACACAGGGAGACAACAACATGAACGAACAAATAGCAGCAATGAAGCAATGGTGCGCTGATAACTACTGCAATGGCGCCGATACCATGATCGAATGCTGGAATGATTCTGATTACGCTTCGCTCTGGGACGATGGCGCAACGGATGAACAAGCCTGGAATACACTACGCGCCGTTGCCAGCGTATACGCCGATCGCATTGCAGACGCGCGCAATAGCGCATTCTAATTAGCATCATCCGGGCGCCAAATGGCGCCCGTTAATAATCTAAAGGAAAATCATCATGGCCGGATTCATTTTCTACCGGGGCGCAAGCCCCATCGATGGCGCGCCCATTGTGGCCATTGCCACATTGAAAAGCGCCAATTCTAAGACCGGAAACATGGTCCAAACATGGATTCTGCGAGAGGATATCTCACCACTAGACGCCATCGCGGCCGGTGAGGACAAGTCTATCTGCGGCAATTGCGCGCACCGTGGCACTGCGAAACGCAAGCGGACGTGCTACGTCGACGTCGGCAAAGCCCCACAAGGTGTCTGGAAAGCGTTTTATCGCGGCCAGTATATTGATTTGTCCGACGATCCGGAGCTTGTCGCGTACCTTATACAAGGTCGAATTGTCCGCATGGGGGCGTACGGTGACCCTGCTATGGTCCCGGTCGCAAAATGGCGCGCCCTGCTAGCGGCCGCCGCTGGCCGCACGGGTTACACGCACTCTTGGCGTCGGGTGTGGTCTCAAGCACTGCGGCCGTACGTCATGGCGAGCGTGGACAGCGTGCAGGAACAGGATATCGCCCGCGCCATGGGGTGGCGGACTTTCAGGGTCCGGACCGAAACCGAGCCCTTGCAATCTAATGAGTTCGCCTGCCCGGCCAGTCCCGAAGGCGGACAGCGCAAACAGTGTATTACTTGCAAGGCTTGCGATGGCGCGGACCGTCCCGGAAAAGCAAGCGCAGCTATCATTGTCCACGGCAAAATGGCAAAGTACTTCGCAACGGCATAGTGTCCGACCGGCAGCGTCCGAGGGGGCGCTACCAGGCGCGCATTGCGTCATAACTTAGGGGAACACCATGATGGAAACTCTAGCCAATATCTGCGGTATCGGTGCGGTAATTGTGTTCATTTACTTGATGACAGGGGATTAGCATGACATTAACATACAGCGTTACCTATACACAATACAGCCCGCAGCATAGGGCGACCATCCAGAACAGCGCCTGGATATCCGGCGGGCGCGGGCAATCGCTCACTCTCGCCGGTTGCCAGCGAATCCTGAGGAGGACGCATCCCGGCGCCGTAGTCGTGCGCCGTGACACTTGGACCGAGGGGAGATAGACCATGTTGACAATGGATGAAATGGAGCGAGCCGCGTACGTGAGCGGGGATACATCGACGGCTGCGTTACTGGCGCGCATTATTGATTTGGAAGAGGAGGTGCGCGCCTATAAGTACCTGGCCGAAGAGGCGAAAGAATACGTGCGGGATAACGAACAGTGGCATGAAAGCCTAGCCGCGCTTGACGACACGGATTAGTGTTCGGCCGGCAGCGCCCTACGAAGGCGCTACCGGACGGGCATTAATGCTCGTCATAATCCACTACAGGACAATAAAATGATCAATCTGATATATCAAGGGCGCACCACGGCGGCGCACCAAAAGCTGGTCGACGGCCAAACGGCGGAAGGCGCGCAAATATGCCGGCGAACGAAAAGTTTTTCTGATTACGGCGTGATAAACGCCCTGGTGCGGGCGGGCTGGCTGGAACCGCGCGCGAGCGGGCCTCGCGGCGGGGTGCGGTGGTTTACCACGGCGGCGGGCGCGGCGGCGATGGCGGCGGCAGCATGAATACCTTTACAATGCACGACAAAAAACGGCAACCCTTTGGCGCGCCGGTGCCTTACACACCTATTATTTTTCTCTGCGGCACCATCACGCACCGGCTCGCCCTGCACCGGGAAGCGGGGGCGGCGCCGGCGGGCTACCGCGAGTGGGTGGTATCGCACCCGGTGATTGGCGCCAAGGTGTGCCGGCTTACCGGCACGGTCAAGGGGTTACCGTGCAGCAGCAAGGGCTTAAACAGCAAGCAAGCGCGGGCGGCGGCCATGGCGCAGCTTGCTGCACTGTGCGAACGCATCGGCAGCGATAAGTTTAACTCCACCATCGCGCAGGTGCAGGCATGATCGCGCTGGGCGTGGTTCTGTGCCTGGCGTTACTTGCAATAGTGTTCGACATGTAAAGAAAAGGCCCCGAAAGGCCCCTTTTTTTTATTTCACCATCGTCAAGGCCGGCGGGCCGCCCTCCACGGCCCGGCGTAGCTCTGATTTCGATAGCGTAGCCTGCTCGGGCGCGGCGAACACATGCTTCTTGGACGGAAACTCCGCGCTGGCAACGCGCCCACAGTCAATCCAGCCCGCCTCCTTCAAGGCGTGGAGTAGCTGCGACTGGAACACCTTGAACCCGGCGGGGCCGGTCAGGCGGTCGCATAGGGCGTGAAAGGGTGAGCCTATGATCCCACGGGCGAATTCACCCCGACGGGCGCGTAGCTCATCCACGAGGAACGACTCCCCGGCGGACATGGACTGCTCGCATAGGTTCAGTTTGAAATCGGTCACGAACGGGGCGGCGGCGGGGTTGAACTTCGACACGTCACGGCGGGCGAGGAACCCGGCCACGGCGGCGAACCCGCCGGCGTGGTACCAGTCCCACATCTTACGGGCGGCGGTGGGGGCCATTTTGGGCGCCGATGACCACACGCAGAACCACCGGCGATCCTGCGAGGCGAGCGAGATCGGCACGGGGTCGTTTGAGAACGCCAAAACAAACGCCCGGTTCAGCATGTCATACGGGGCGAGGCCCTTACGGTTCACCGACAGCATCTCGGGCGGGGCTGCGATGATGGGTTTCAGATGATTCGCCAGCGCCCGACGCTCCCGCACATCCGGCTCCTTCAGTTCGTTCAGGACGATGATTTCGGCCTCGAGTTGGTAACCCCATTGCGACGCCACGCTGGAGGTGTCCATCATCCCACGGTTACGCAAGGACGGGCCACAGACGGCCCAGAGGAACGGCGCCCACATCGTGTCTTTACCACACCCCTCATCCCCGGCGTGGAGGACGGCATGGTTGATCTTGACGTTGGCATGTTGGGTCTTGTAGGCCATCACGTCAAACAGATGCTCCCGCTCGGCGGCCACGGGAACCAGCGCGGCGCAGTGGTCGAGCCACGGGGTGATATCGCCCTCGCCCACGGGGGGCCGGGCGTCGCGCCAGCGGTTGCCGTACACGTCACCGTCACGGTGACACAGGACCGTCTCGCCGGCGGCGTAGGTGATCCCCACCAGCGCACGGGCGCCCGACACCTGCCGAAGCTCGTCAAAAGAAATAGACGCCTGCACCTGACGATTGCTGTGCGTTGAGAGGCAATTCACATGGCGAAACAAGGCATTAAACGTCCCACGGGTGATCTCACGGCGGGTTATCAGGTCAAAATACCCGTCGTCGGACTGCACGTAGGCGAAGCGGTTATACCAATCCGCCTTATCGACGCGCCCGATTTCCTTATATTCTACGGCGGCGATGGCGGCGGCGGCGTCTTCGGTAAACATGGTCGCGGGGGTCAGCTTGGCAAGGGTTGATTGCATGATGGTGGTCAGTAGCTCATCACGTAGGCCAGTGGCATGGACGGGGCCGCCTTGGTCAGCCACCCACTGCAAAAAGGCGGCGCTACCCCACTCGGCGCAATGCTCGTGCAGGCACTTGTAGGCGCGGTTGACGGGCATGTACCGGCCCTCAGTCTCGCCACTCGTGTGCGCGTCGGCGTTCGGGCAGGTCACACCCCACCACCCGGCGGCGTTGCCTTGGGAGAGGAGGTGGCCGGACTCGGACAGCCACGCCAGCACGTCGTCGGTGCCGTCGTCATCCAGCGCGGCGCGCAGGGGCGCGGCGGTGTCGGTGGGGCCGGGGGTGACACCAAGGGCGGTGCAGATATCGGTCAGGGTGAACTCCCGTTCAGGGTGGAACTCCACGAGGACCGACGCAAAGTTGTCCCGGCCCTCCTTGAGGTTGATCGAGCCGGGGAGGCGGAAATTCCTCACGGGGTTGATCGCCCCGCCGTCAGTGTACCCCGCCACGGCGATGGCCTTGATGGCGGCGGCGAAGTCACCACAGGTGGGTTGCTCGGAGAACACGTACCCGTACTGGTAGTTGCCGGGGGATGTCTCAATGATCCATGTCGGGGCCAGTGGCGGGATCTTGGACTTGGTGCCCACGTCATCCAACACCATCACGAGGACATACTCGCAGTTGCTGATGCTGGCGGCAAGCCCCGAGCGCATACGGTCCACGATGAAAGATCCGGTGTTGCCGTACCATGCACGGCCGGCGGCCATGCGGTGGGTGGGCAGATGCGGCACCCACGCCTTCTTTTTCTGCTCCACGACGAGAAATGTTTCGCCCTCTGGCGCCAATCTTGTGATAAATTCCAAGAACTCCATGTACTTCTCCCTAGGTTGTTACTGCGAGTTAGCCCCCGCTTTTGGCGGGGGCTTTTTTATTTGCCGTACCTCGACATCCGTTTGACCTCTACCGCCAGCGGTAGACCCGCCGCCCAATCAGGCGGTGTTGCCATCACCCGCCTTACTTCCTCCTCGTCGCCACCGTCCACCACCACTTCATCGTGGACATGCAGCACGACGCCATCCAGTTGCCGCAGCGTATGGCGCAGCAGATCGTTCGACACAGCTTGCGTGACATTTTCCACGGCCAAACCGCGCCAGAGTCGGGCGCGAGGCCACTCGGTCGCATCGGCTGCCGGTTTCCAAGCGGCCTTTGCGTAGGAGACACCATCGGATTCTAATCGGGCGAAGGGATAACATAATACACGCCCCGAGGGAAGCATGTACCACAGATGACGCCCGTCAAACATATAGACCACCCGGCCGGCGTGGAACTCATGGCCCTTGTGGCGCAGGGCGCTGGTGTAGGCTTCCTCCAGATCCTGCCCGTGCTTGATCGCCCACGGGTTGGCACGGCGCCACAGGCGGATTGCGCGGTCCACGTTGTCCACCTTCACACCGTAGACCCGCCCGAAGGTGGCGAACGATCCCTCGCCGCCCAAGAACCCTAGGGCCAACTCCTGCACCTTGCCGCACTGCCGCTGGTCGCCGGTAACCTCGTCATAGGCCACACCGAAGGTCGCCATCGCGTTGACCTTGTAAGGGTCCAACCCAGAGCGGAACACCTCCAGCTTGGCCTCGCCTGGAGGGCAGTTGGACAACCACGGGTTGACGCGCCCCTCGATGGCGTTCCAATCTGCTACGATGAAGTGCTTTGCGGGCAACAACGCAGGACGAAGCATTCCCCGCAGCACATCGGTGATGCGCTTGCCGTGCAGGGGGACGATCTCATGCCCGCGCACCATCGACTGCCTTACCGCTTCGGGGTCTTTGGCAGTCTTACGGGTAAAGTTGTGAACCTGAGCGCCGTAAGAACTGGCGCGTCCGGTTGCACTTCCACCCGCGAATACAAAGGCACCGCGTACTCGACGGTCCTCGACATCAGCCAGACTCGCAAGGCGGCTGAACTTCGCAACCGAGGACGCCCATAGGTCATCCGCGCACTGTATGACTTCCTTAACATCGGGGTCTAGCCTTTCGTAGTTGAGTAGGTTCGCACGGACTGCCTTGTCAATGGAGTAGCGTTCGCCATTCCACATTAGCTTCTTGGCCTCGTCATCCACCCGCGCCAGCACCCACTCGCGCATCTTGGGGGAGCGAACGGAGGTGATCTCGCCCTTGGTGATCTCCGCGACGATTGCTTGAATCTCCTCCAGTTCGGCAGCGGCATACTTGACCGCCGCGTGGCATAGCTCCAGATCCACCAGCACACCCCGGTCGTTGATGCGCTCGTTGACATGGTAGTCGGCCAACTCGGTGTCAGACAGGGGCCGCAGGGACTTGGACAGGTCGCGCATGGCGCGCGCATCCTGAAGGCAATACTCGTACAGTTCGGGTAGAAGTTTGGTGTCATACGGTGGGTGGCAGCACTTACGCACCAGCAACTTGCCCCGGTGGTCTTTCTTCATGCTGGCACCCGCGAAGCGGCCGGCGTCCTCCAAATTACCCGGCGCGCAGTTGGCGCGGGCTTGCGCGGCGGTGCAGTAGAACTGCTCCAGAGGGATGTTCTGCTGCAACACGTACCAGAAGATCAGACGCTCAAATGCCGCATTATGAGCGCGCACCTGATGGTCGCCAATGACGGGGAACGGCTGACCGGGCAGCCATAGCTGCACCGGCTTGTCATCGTATGCGTAGGCCATGCACAGCACATCGGTGCTGGCGTCTTGGGCGTAATTGTAAACGCCTGCGACGGTGAGGTCGCAGGCGCTACGGGTCTCAAAGTCAACCCAGATCATACTAACTACGCAACGGCCCGACGACGACGAGTCGGTGCTGGTGT